TTGCTCTATTGTTTTATGTGCATACTCGATCATGTGTTCTCTTGCGTAAGTATCTTTCTCATCAATCGGATCATACTTATTTATATCTTCAAGCTCCTTGCCAAACACCTCGTCATAGTTCCTGTTAGTTAATGTTATAGTTTTGTCTTTGTAAAACAAAGTATCACATTCTAATCTTTGAGCTGTATTGTTTACGAGGTTTCCAAATCTAGGCTTGTAGTTCATCAGGAATTGATCACGATCTTTACCACTATGATAACCATAGTTAATAATAAACTTCGCAAATGGAAGATTACCCGAGGAAGGCGACCAGTGATCAAATCCCTCACCATCGTTTAAACTCTTAAAGAGTTCTTTCAAATGATATTGTTCTGCTGTCTGCATTGTTTTTTGATTTGTATAAATTAGAATAACCTATTTGTCAAATAAAAAAGGCGACCCATTTCTGAGCCGCCTTAATTTAAACTTAATTTATACTTTGATCTTTAAGACCTTTTGCAACTTCAATGGCTTTATCACCACCCATAGTTTCTACCATTGCTCTTACAAAATTCATTTTTGCACCAGCTCTATGATCCATGTTGAAGTTTGGTTTTCCAAAAAACTTTTGCATTGCTTTTAAAAGTCTTTTAGATTCTTTTTCTTCTTTTGAACCAACATATATTGAAGTTTCATCAATATAATATTCAAGGAAGTAAATATACCAAGTTTGATATTCTTCCTCTGTTACATCAATTCTATTAAAAGATTTTCTGTTATCAATCTTAAAATATTTTGATGCCATTATATCTAAAAGTTCATAAGCTCTTTTAGATTCATTGTCATAAGTTATATCAATTTTGTGCATTAGTTCTTCCCTTATGAACCAGCTTGATATTTTGAACTTACGTTTTTTCATTTTTTTTCCTTTGTTGTTTTTATTAATATCTTACTATACCATATTGGTAATGCAATGTCAAGTATTATTTTTCCTTGACTGTTCATAACTTTTTTGGTAACAGACCTAATCAACAGAAAGGAAATATGAAACTCGAAGATTACATTAAGAAAAATAAACTTAGCTACTCAGAGATAGCTAGGCAATGTAAGATACACAATATAAATCCCTCGACAAATATGTGGCGGTATTCAAAGGGTCAAAGAATACCACGCTATAAAGAAATGGAAAAAATATATCTTGGTACAAATAAACAAGTTGAACCCAATGACTTCTATGACTTCGTTGAAAAAAATTAAATACAAAAGAGTTCGTATCACTTGGTATGACATAACTGCTAGTGATGAAACATGGATGCACGAAGATAATATAACTAAGACCAAGCTATCGGTTTGTGTTGATGAAGGTTATCTTTATAAGAAAGATAAGAAGCACGTTTGGACTTTCTCAGGTTATTCTATAACTGAGGATGGTAGCCTTGATGTATCAAACGTCAATGTATTTCCAAGATCAGTAGTTAAAAAGATAGAGGTAATAAAATGAAGATAATTTATATAATACTTACGGCAATGATACTTACCCATTGTAGTTCCATAGAAAAGAAAGTAGATAAATGGTATTGGGATCCTGTTAAAGGTATGTTCAGAATAACTTTTGGTCAGATAAAGTAATGACCTATATTGGACTATTCGAAGAAGCTGATCTAAATCAAAAGGTAAAAGAATTGAAGAAACTTATCAAAGAAAAAAACGATTACATAAAATTACAAGACAAAGAAATAGATACACTGAAGGGACAGATTGATCTTAGAGATTTAGAGATTGAGATGTTGAAAAAGAAGAATGGCTAGATGGACTTATGCTTTTAGTAATGGTGATTATAATGATTGGCACAGACAATACGAAGGCATAGCTATGATAGATGTGGATAGTATTGAGTGCTGTCCTGATTGCTACGAACCTCTTGCTATCCTTGAGACTTGCTACGATAAGGATCAGAAATATAAAGCTACAACGCTAGTAAAGACCCTCTCAGACCGCCTTAGAGTACCCGCATTTTTAGTTTTCTATAAGAAGGTAGGTCAGGGTAGCCTAGCTTTCAGGATCAAGCGTCTGCACGTTCCTGGAGCTGATTTTGAATACATGAATGAAGATGAATGGGTGCGTGAGCTATACCAATTACAAGAGGATCATAAGGACTGTTGTAAATATGCAACACCCCACATATAGTTTATGGATCGCAAGTACACACCACATATACGCTTACCCTTTTCCATCTTTGCCAATCCTAAATATAAACAAATTCCTGACACATTTAAGCCACATTGTTTAGTGCTGTTGGTATGTCTATTAAAGTTTGTTAATGCTAAGAATGGTAGATGTTTTCCTAGACGTGAGACTATATCTAGTATGTCAGGCTTATCCCATAGCACATTATATAGAGCTACAATACATTTAAAAAAGGTCAAGATTATACAGATCAAGAGATTACCTTCAACACTTTTATACACAATAGACCCTAATTTTATTTATGGTGATCGGTCTAATAGAAAAGTGAGTAGTCAGGGAGACTTATCTGATATGTCTGATAGCTTACTATATAATAGAACTAATACTAAAGAACTATCTTTAATAACTAAGATAGTAATTGAAGAGAATAAAAAGGGTCATGACCATAATAAGTTAATTACTCGAATAGCCTCCCTCCCTGCTAATACTTTAAAACAAGCCATTAAAGAGAAAGATAATATATGGTATGCGAAGTTGGCTTTAGAAGAAAAGTTAAGGTCGGAAGAACGGCTCGTAAAAATACCTAAAGGTATTGTTGATAACGTAAGAAAGAAAACTAATTACTTCTATAAAAAGAAGGTACACGAAAACAAGGATAAGAATGCCAGGGAGACCAAGACAAAAAGTTTTCTGTCAAGGAATAACAAAGACTCATAAACGACCTTGTCAGATGAAGGGTTATCCCCTTGCTAATGGAACATATAAGTGTAAGTATCATGGGTTCAATAATATATTAGGTTTTAGGAAACCAAACTACAATGACGAAACAAGGATCAGACAGCTCAAAGGACTATACCAATTCAGAAACAAAACCCATGAAGAAGTCAGTCAATACTACTACGACAAAGTCAAACCAAGAATTACAAATCAAGAACGATCTCAGTATTATAGAAAGCAATCTTATCGAAGGTTTAACATTAACAGAAATTCTGAAAGACAAAAGGTTGAACCCCTCACGTATCAGCTTGATGAAGTTTTACGCTATCTTAAAAAAAAATCCCGACCTAAATAGTAGGGTATCAGAGGCTAGGAAGATAGGTATTCAAACCTTAATTGATAAGCTGCTACAAGTCTTTAATCATCAAGAAGTAGAAAACCCAAACCAAATCTTATGGATAAGAGAAAAGACTAGGTTCATTCAGTATCTTGCTGGTAAGCTCACAGATTTATATTCAGATAATAAACCTATCAAACAAAACATTGACTCTCGAATGACTATTACGTGGGAAGATAGTCCTGATCTTATTGATGTAGGAGCAACTGATATTACCCCTACACCACCAAAGGAATAGTTAATTTAACGTAGCTTCTTCTCTGTCAGCTTTAGCTTGAATAACTTTATGAGAAGTAATTGCTTGTAGCTTATTATTTAATTCATCTTTAACAGTATGAATACAAGACTTGTCTAACCATCTATAAAGACACTCTTCAACAACCCAACTCATAACCATAGTAAAACCATAATCAACTCTAACTTTCTTCCATTGTCTACTTGCTTCAACGGATGTCATAGCTTCATCTAGTTTTTTCATAACTAAATCATGTAGTTTTATTAAGTCTTTTTCTTTTTGTTTTTTGCTTTTTTTCATTTGCTTCCCTTCGTTTGTTTTTATAATGAGTATATATCACACCTTGTACACTCAATATATTTAGTATCATTAGCTTGGCTAATTCCTCTAAATTATTTTTACCACTTGCTATCAAAGTATTTTGATAAGTGTCTTTGTAATTTTTCATCATCTTTTTTCTTTTTATCCTTCCATAGCTGCCATAGTCCAACAGCTACACCAGTTATTATAATTAATATTAATTGTTTCTCGCTACTCATAAACCACCCATTGTAAGTCATCATTGTATTCAACATTAGGATAAAATTCTTTTATCTGCTCGTGTTCATGTTCAAAACAAGTATAATCGTTGTGATGATCACAAGTCTTACAATCTTTTATTGGTTTTATAGATGTAAGAGTTGTGTACCTATCTGCTATTATTATTTTTTGCTTCTCGCTACTCATAATTAGGATCATTCCTTTGTTCACAACCATTCCAAAAACTATCATCTTTTATGTTGTGTATCTCATCATCACTACTATCAACAAATCCGTCAAGATCACACCTTATATCTTCAGCACCACAAGTTTTACAATCCCAAGAATAAGCAGATACCTTATTATTTTTTATATCTTCATCACTACAATATAAATCATGTAGTTCGTTTATATTATTTATTGATTGTTTTTTAATCAAAAAATTTGCTATTATTTTTTTCTTCTCGCTACTCATTTGTCCCCCTTCTCTTTATTGTTTTTCTGATCTATGAATTTCATAACATGAGAACCTAAACGTATGCTGTATTTAAATGGGTTCATAGCTGACCAATTATCTTGCGGATCGTTGTTAGATAGATCAACACCATTCTTCTTTTTAACGTAGTCAATCAACCATTGAGATAGTTTATTTTTCATTTTTCCCCTTTGTTAAGTTTATATTAGTTATATTTACCAAATTGTCAATAGTATTATGCTTCCCTCCAATAATAGCTTGTACCCTCAAAGTCTGATTGTGAGTAGTCCATAGCCATTTCATTAGACCATTTTTCCCAATCAATACAATAATGTAATGGGTTTGTCTGTCCGTTGGTTGAGCTTTCAAGATAACCAACATCTTCAGCAAAATTTTGACAATAATCTTCCCATTCCATTTCAGAAATAAAAGTTATTCCATGCTCCCAACCATAATTTTCAGTTTCTTTTTTTAGTTCTTTGATTGCTTTCTTTCTTTCTTCTTCTGTGTGAGGGTTGTTTAGTTCTTCTTCTAAATCCCTACTGTCTAGTATGCTCATTGTTTCCCCTTTGTTAGTTTGCTTCCTTATTTTTGAAAGTTTGGTTAATAAAATTACAAGCGTTAGCTATATCTTTTTTAACCTGTTCTCTTTGTTCATTAGTTAAAGAATTTCTAATGGCTTTTGCTTTTCTATTTTCAGCACACCATTTAGATAATCTTTTATCAAAGTTTTTAGATTTATATGTTGTTGTCATTGTTTTATCCTTTGTTTGTTGTTTATTGTGACTAAGATTAACACAATGGATTTTTGAGAGTGTTTTAATAAGGTCTGTTAAGATACTTTTAAAATTTCTACTATCCTTGACTATTTTAATCTCAATCACATTTACCATAATGGTTATATTTAATTAAAAGTAAATATATATAATGTTCAAAATGGGTCAAAGATATTAGTGTGATATAAATGCAACTGTGTTAATATACAACACATATGAGATACGTTTATAATATTAAAGATGAGCAAGGCAACAAAGAAACATTACAAGCCATGTCTTACAAAAAGTTACTTAAACAATTAAACAATAAATTTAATGAGGGTCAGATTATATCTGTAAAGTATCAGAATAAAAAAGGTCATGACTTGCTTAAATATATTAAGATTGAGAAGGTTGAATAGTTGTGTTTCTAATCTTACAACAAGCTGCGCAATCTCTCGCAATATGAGCAACGGACACAATTAAGACACAATCTATAACAGAAATGGCATGGCGATAATAAAAATTATCAGATAGTTAATGATAGTCATAAATTATCATTAGTAATATTGCCGTAGTGTTGCCATATTTTATATTGCTACACCCCCCCATACGCCACAATGTAGCCGCATTATATTATATATATATACATGGGACTCGAGGACACCCTTACAGAGACAGCCACTTATTCACCTTGGCAGACCATCCTTTCATTATCAGAATAATTACTATATGTAGTAGTATATGTGGAATTACATACAAGATGATTTAGACTCAATAGTTTATATTGATCCAAAGAAACACACTTTGGTCATAAAGATATTTGGCTTTCATAATAACGAATCAGCTGAGCTTTATGCTAGTTATGCTATGAGCTTAATGAATTTTGAATATGGTAGCTTAGGTCAAGATATGCCATCTAAAATGATCCACTAAAAGATTATGCAAATTAAAATACCCTATACGCCAAGAAAGCATCAGGCTTTTCTTCATAGAGAAATATCAAGGTTCAGATGGAATGTATTAGTTTGCCATAGAAGGTTCGGCAAGACTGTGTGCATGATTAATCATCTCATACGTTCTGCCTTATTATCGAAACAAAAGAACCCAAGATTTGCCTACATTGCACCAACATTTAAACAAGCTAAGTCTATCGCTTGGGATTATATGAAACAGTTTACCGCCAAGATTCCGCACACCAAGTTTAATGAAACAGAGCTACGTGTAGATTTACCTAATGGCTCTCGTATTACTTTGCTAGGCTCAGAGAACTCAGATGGTTTGAGAGGTATCTATCTTGATGGCTGTGTGATTGATGAGTATGCAAACGTAAACGAAAGATTATTTCCTGAGATTATAAGACCCGCACTATCCGATAGAAAGGGGTACTGTGTTTTTATTGGAACTCCTCAAGGTATGAATAATAATTTTTATGAATTATACCAACACGCACAAGGAGCAGAAGATTGGTTTAACTATAAAGCTAAAGCATCAGAAACTAAAATTGTAGATAACGAAGAGTTGGTCAAAGCAAAAGAGGTTATGGGTGAGAAGAAGTATCTACAAGAGTTTGAATGTGATTGGATTGCAAACATAGAAGGTGCTATCTATGCGGATGCACTAGCTGATTTAGAAAATAAGAAACATATTACACGTGTACCCTACGACCCTAGTTTACCCGTATCAACATCATGGGATTTAGGAGTCTCAGATCATAGTGCTATTATATTCTATCAACAGTTAGGTAGAGCTATCAATATTATTGACTATCATGAAGAGAGAGGTCAAGGTTTACCGCATTATATTCAGATGATCAAAGATAAGGATTATGTTTATAAGGATCACTATGCTCCGCATGATATAGAAGTTACTGATTTTAGTAATGGTAAGACCAGGAGAGAGGTCGCCTATCAATTAGGAATAAGGTTTAAAGTTGTACCAAAAATACCATTAGAAGATGGTATACACGCTACAACTATGGTTCTTCCTAGATGTTGGATTGATACAGACCATTGCAAAAAACTAATAGATGCGTTAAGACATTATCATCGGAAGTATATAGATAAAAATCGTATGTTCCGAAGTAAACCTGTACACGATT